CTCGTAATCACTTATCTTGTCAACATATTTAAAAAGGGACTCATACAACATGACACGTTTCTTCAGAATATTCGCCAATGAACATCCAATGTCAAAAACACTTAGAGATTTGGCACTGGTCAAAGTTGTCAAGTACGATTTGTCTTTCAAAACTTGTTTCAAGGAATAGTGATCCGTTAACTCTTTCATCATGGTTTCCTCAAACACGGTTGCATCAGATGGTTTTAAATCTTCAATTCTTTTCATTGCGACAGCGACACTTTTCTTTTCTATCTCCAACTCATCGATCACGTCGCCTTGTCCAAAGCTTTCACTAAATGCATAAAACACTGATGCATGCACTGCAAATGCATAGTCTTCTTGAAATTGGTCTTTGGTTTCGGAGTAATCGATTTCTTCGCCTTCTATAAATTTGCCAATGGAGACAGCAATAGATTTCAAAATGATGAGTGAACCATCGGCTGATCCAGTGACATGCAACATCTGAAGTAATTTTGTCGCCAAGCACACAATAGGTGGTTGCAACCGTTTCACGATTTTCTTCATGTCTTCGATTTTTTCACGGACGATGCGTTTAGTGTTAGCGGCTGTTTTGCGAAGAGATTCGAAGCCATAACCTCCAGATTGGGTTGATTCTTTTGTTCGAGTCTGTTTTCGTCGACAAAGAAAAATGTTACTTTGTACCGACGACGAGGTCAACAATTGGATGATTTTTCGACTTGGGTACTTGTGATACAAGCAACATAATGACACTGCAATAAATATCCGAAGAGCACAGAAATAGAGAAAGAGGTTAGAGTTTTTGGAAAACAAAGAGGAGAGCACTGTATTTAGCAACAATGTTTTCAATAAAAACCAACCTGGAACCGTTTTGTAGATGATAAATATGGCACTGATTGAAATGACTGTCATGCCAATAAAATAATCCATTTTCTTCACGTTTTCATCGGATGACATTAAATACAAAGTTCTCCTCAATTTGATTTCCTTGTTGAAACATTTGATTGGACTTGGCGAATGAGGAACGACTTCTTTCACGGTTTCTTTGGTTGTTTTCGCAAGGTCACGAAATTTATCCATGTCGAAACCACCATTGGAAAAAATAGCAAGACCCTCATTGAGGATGGTGACAACAAAAGAGAAAATGGAAAGCATGTTTTCAAAGAGATCGCCCATGGAGGTTGTCACAAATTCTAAACTACTACATACCAGTGACTTGTCCATGCCATTTGCGGTGGACACTGATTTGAAACTTTTTAGATCCCGTCTTGATTCCTTTGAAATGAAACAACAATCAGACGTAACGAGTTTTATGATTAGATCGGTAATGTATTGCTGGATGGAGAGTTTTAAAGTGTACGTGAAAGAGACGCCTTTTACACCAAGGTGAGATAAAATAGCTTTTATAGCAGAAACGGTTATGTCAAAACAGGGAACCATTTGGGAAAGTATGGCTATTGCTGCACGACCATTCATATATATGTAAATTAAAAACAGTAAAACGACGATATTTACTAAGTTTTCTTTTATGATATTGGTCGTCGAAAGTGTGTTTACTAGTGCACCAATACCATTTCCAGCGTAAACGAGTATATTTCCAACATAATTTAAAACAACAGATGCCTTTGACGAGTCTTTCATTTCCGGGATATGAAGTGGCAAAGTATTCTCCATAAAATCATCATGTTCCCTTTCTAGCTCTTCAAGATTCTTTTTTGTCACCTTCATAATCGCCGTCATGGTTTATTATTACAAAGATATTTTATTGAGAGCTATGCCAAGATCGTCAACTTGCGAATTTTCAGAATCTCCCAAAGATATTTTATTGAGAGCCATGCCAAGATCGTCAACTTGCGAATTTTCAGAATCTCCGTGTTTGGTATTGCTTTCTCCTTCCTCATCTCCAACAATGGCCTCGTTTTTCTTTAGAAAGATTGAGTCCAGGACAGCGACGATAGACATATCTTGTTCGTACATTTCAATCTTTTTCCCCTTGACAGTTGCAAAAATAATGTCCCCCTCTTCCAAAGTTTTAATGCTGGCGATACAATGCATGTGAAGTTGGAGTGGAAGAAGAGCTTGGACAGGATGTTTACGAAACTGGGCCATGATTGGACCATATTTATCATAATCTTCAACCACCTTAAAGAACAAATCAATCTGATCGCAAACACCGGCCGCTGCAATCTCTTCGGCTGTCACATAAGCATGTAAAGTAGCTTCAATTCCGAGATTGCATTTGGAGGTCACTTTCAACAAGATGCGCTCTTCTTTCTCGGGAGAGTAGACGGAAACACGGTATTTGACAGTATTGACCATGGTACCGTTTAAATGTTCTGGTATGACCGTAAACGCCGTTTTTGTATGAATGGGTCGAACATCTCGAGTTTTCAAAACAAGACCGTTTGAAAGACATTTCCCCTCAATATCACCTTTCAAATGGCTCCAGGTTCGGTCCTCTAATACACTTGCGAAAGTCAAATGAGTACCATTTCGGGCATGTCGGTATTTTTCGAAGATGCATTCATTGAGATCTTTTGGTCCTAAAGCGGTCCTCGAACTGTTTTCGACGATCTTTATACTGTTTTCAATCGTTGAGTAAACCGGTTGTCGACGCAACATTCTAGAAAAAGAGAGGGGATTGTTCAACTTTTTTTTAAAACATTATCACGTAATAAAACATCAAACGTTTCATTTTTTTTCGCATTCTCACACTTAAAATCCTGGAAACTTGATAATCGTATCAATAGCATGCAGGAGAGTTTCATCGTTCTTAATTGCCAAAATTCCCTGCAAAGATGCACTGAGTGTGTACATGACAACAAGGAATGTAGCAGAAATCCTTTGTAAAATGACCTCTAACTTAATAATCATGTACTGGATGACTGCCGTGGTGTTACCGATTTGAGACAAAATACTTGAAAAGCTAGAGGAAAACATGTTTTGCACACCATCAAGGACACCGTCCATTTGTGTCATCATATCTCCGGCGGAAGACATAGTCGTTGAGGCTGAACTAACCACGTCTAAAAAGGGAGAGATGGATTCGGCATGTGACTTTTTGTAAGTTTCATAAGAACATTTTTCCGCTGTCTCATCGGATGAATGCCCAAAAAAATCTGCAAAAGGCATGTACATCGGATGACATTGGTACTGCTCCCAATTACTGGACACTTGATCTCGAAACCCAATGACAACGACAATCATGGTAATGACAAAAAAGAAAAACAATAAAGCAACAAGCTTAATTAATGCAAATATTTCAATTGGTAACGGAATGCAGACGGACGCCATAGTTACTAGTAAGATCGAGAGATTTAATTGTGGTATGTGTGCACGAGAATGGGGCCAAATTTATTTTCCACTAAGTAAAAGTAAGCAAAATAGCAAAAACAAATGACGGATGATAATGGAGGATTTTTGATTGGAGCTCTGAAATTATGTTTTGGAATGAGTATTTTTGTCATCCTCACAATTCTCGTCATTGTATACTACTATCGACTTTATGTGGCAGAACATCTAGATGAATACAAATGTAAACCTTGGGTCATGCCATTTATAGGGATCATCGATTCATCCATCGATCCTTCGGTGAACTACAAAGACTGTCATACTGCAAAGGCAGATACTTACTTTGCATCTGTTTCAGGACCCGTCGTCAACATTTCCAGCCAATTGACCCAAAGCATCAACACTGCCGCCTCCTCGGTGGATGTATTGAGCAATTCTGTTACTCACATGAATGATGCAGCAACAGCCAAAGTACAGGTCAGTAATGAACAGGTAACAAACATGCAAAGTGTCTTGTCGTACGTTGTCTTGAAATTTAAAGCTTTCTTTGACAAAGCAGGTGCTTTACTGAACGACATGTATTATGGTTTGCAGAGCGTCATGGATATTACGAACATCGTCCTTCTTGTTCCAGAAATATGCATGAGAATATTTGGATTCATGGTGCTTATCTTTTCATTGATTATCATTCTACTAATCGCTCAATTCGTGCTTTTCTATACATCTGGTACTGCGTTGATGTCTGCTGCGGCACCCTTGTTGACAAATCCATTCACAGCTGCGGTTGGTGCATTTTTTGAGGCACTGGGTCTTACCTACATTAATGCGATCGCGATCGGAATTTATTCAATCGCCGTTGGTCTTTCAACGGCATTTTTGGGTATTATACTCGCCATCTACATACCGATAAAAACCAAGTTTGAACAAGCTGAAAAAGCATCCTATTGCTGTTTTTCCTACGATACACTCATTCGGACAGGCACTTTGACGTACAAACCTCTACATGAATTGAAAATTGAAGACTCGATTTTTCCAGACCAAACAGTTCTTGGAATCGTCCAATCTAGATGCCCGGGTGAAGATTGGTATGAGGTTTGTCGTCCAAACCTTGCCACCCCATGTACTCTAGTCACAGGTGAACATCTTATTCTTGATCCGAACACATTGAATCTCAAACCTGTTCGAGAAATGAAATCGGATACGTCTTTGAACGTAAACCGTGTCACAAGGAAGAATGAAGGCAGAACCAAGAACGGAAAAATATCCATTGTGAGTAGCAAACATATTTTGCAAACTCCACATGCCGAATTCGCCGATTTCCAAGAAATCAAATCAGGCAGCGATGATCTTGTACACATTACAAAACTTATTATGGCTGCCATAAACGGAGGCGTTTTCTTAGACGATTCTACGTATCGACCAAAATTTGAAATGGGTGAATCTGGCCTAGGGTTTGAACCATGCACCCGAGTTCGGATGAATGACGGATCTTACAAACGCATTGATCAAATTGTAATTGGAGATGTGTTGACCGCGAGCAATGTGGTTTTTGGAACTTACAAATGTCTCATTGCTCGAGGAAATGTTCGGTACCACAGCATGCCAGCACATCAGATCGTTTTCGATTATTCCAGTAAATTATGGAGAAAGGCATACATGTTCGCCAGCTACCAAAATGAAGAGATTGTTCATAAAGAATTCATCGGGTATCATTTAATCACTTCGCTGGCGACATTTACGATTGAATCGAATATCCTGGTATCTGATTTCATTACCAATGTTACGTACCGTGAATATTTATGAAATTAAAGGTAGGACACAGAAAAATGAAACAAAGATGAGTTTTTCTACTACAGGGATTGTTGGCAAAGGGGTACTTGGCACCGCTCTTTATGTATATCTAAAAGAGAATGGAATTGAAGTAAAAGCTTATGACAAATACGTTCCATCGACAGATTGCTTGTCAATGAATGATTTAAAGAAACTTTGTCAAATTTTATTTCTTTGCCTTCCAACACCAGTACAAGATGGTGAGTATATTCTTGGAGAGATGAACGAAGTGTTGGAACAATGTGAAACCTTCACTGGTGGAATTCTCATCCGATCAACCGTTCTTCCAGGGACGATAGATTTGTTGCAAAAACAGTTTCCTAAACTTCACCTTTTCCATTTCCCTGAATTTCTCAGTAGTCAAACGGCGACATTCGACATGAAATATTCTAGCAAACCTTTGTATCTCGGCTGTTCGTCATCTGTCCCCGTGAGTATGCGAAATCATGTACTGGCATATTTAGAGCTTGCATTTCCGGGACGAAAAGTTTGGACGCTGATGTCAAATGAAAGTGAGTCGATAAAATTGTTTACAAATGTATTTTACGCAAAGAAGCTAGCGCTTTTCCAACAATTTTATTCCATTTGTGAAAAAGCTGGAATCGATTTCAATATTGTTCGTCAAGGAATGCTCCAACAAGAATGGATTCATCCAAGCCACACGTATGTTCCCGGATCTGACGGATTGACAGAAACTGGTGGCGCTTGTTTGCCTAAAGATGTTTTAGCGTTCGATGACTACTTTTTTAAAATTTGTTTTAATAAAAATTAAATAAGAAATAAAATTACGGTAAAAGTCGATTTTTGTCTAACTTAATAATTAATTGAGTAATTACGTTTTTTTCGCTTTTATCAAAAAAAGAAAAAAGTAATACTAGCGCCTAAAATGCTGAATCAAATATTTCGAATTATGCCAACGGAAGAGTTGTGTTTGCAAGTGATGGAATGTTTTGGTATCACTTCTTTCAAAGATGATCACTCATTTACAAGAAAGGATATTGAATCTAGAAAAACGGTAGAGAGATTGACTGCATTGATAAAGGTTCTGGAACCTTATTATCTCCCCTGCAAAGCAAGATCGTATCTAACACAACTGAATTCGAAGAACGTTGTGACGATCCTGCGTCATTTTGTGCGCATTTTTGGACATCGGGTCCAAAGCAAGGAGAAAAACACAAAAGGAGAAAAGTTTATTACTTACAATTTGAAATCCCTGACTCAAGAGAGTACCAATAAACTAGCGTACAGCAAGAAAAATGATACTTGTGTTTTAGAATTTGACTGATTGGTTTGACTAAATTTTCTTTCATGAAAGTAAGGGCTTATATCTACGATGCGTTTAAGTCTCGAATCCAAACGTCTTGTTCAAGAGATGGAAGCAGACATCCATTTCCAAGAATTTGAAAAAAAGCGCAAAGTTGGCAAATTGCGAATGTCTGTTCTTCATAACGTTTTGACAAATCTTCATATGCATGCTAAAGCGTTTTCAATTGCCAAAGTAAAGGAATCGGGCAAAACAAAGCGGAGCGTCGATGATGTAGGATTCCGTTCGTATTTCATACCTTTGCAGATGAAGAAAGACATTGGTCATTGTGACATAATAAAGCCTTCTGAGTCAAGTAATTGCATTGTGAATCATTATGAGAAACAAGACGCCACGGTCACGTACCGCCCGCAGATTGTTTACATGGTGCACCGATACGTTTTTCTTTTCCACAAATTTTTTGCAAATAAAATAGCATGCCAACAATGTCACGTCAATGTTTATTTCAGTGAATCGAAAAAAGAAATTTCAGTGCAAAATCAAGCACATTCTTTACATCCTATCCATCCCGAACATGTGAATAGTGGCTACGCAATTCAAGGAAACTGTTACTCCATAAATCTTTTTCGATTAGAAGAACTATACAAAGTATGTCTTCACGAATGTCTGCATGCCACTGGTATCGATCTACGTGATGCATCTCCACATCAATCGACAGAATATTTCGTCAGACAGTTTCGAATTGAAACGCAGATTCCAGTTTATATCAATGAAGCGTTTGTCGAAGCATTTGCTACTTGTCTAAACTGTTGCTTTGTAACATGTCTTCTTAAGGAAGACGTGACGTGCTGCCTGCATTTTCTTCAATTAGAAAGCTACTTTGCCATCGCACAAACATGCAAATTATTGACACGAAGTGGATTTCATTGTTACGAAGATTTCATACATGACAATGACAATCATACAAACCATCTCTTGCGTCAAACAACGAGTGCATTCAGTTATTATTTTTTGAAAGCTGCTCTTCTAATAGACATTGATTGGTGCATCGCAAACTTTTTAGACCAAAATGCACCGAACGTTACACACTCCTCTTTATTTCGAAAATTGATAGACAATATTCATTCGTCGATATTTATTGCGTGTATGGATCAGGGTATGAAAATGGAAAATGAGATGATGCGTCACAAATCCTTGCGAATGACATGTATTGAAATATTTGGATGAATGAGAAATGCAGGAAGATTTGTCAAATATCCCCACTATCGACGATGTACTTGAATTAAAGGATGCATTCACCTATTTTATGCTTTGTCCGAGTTCTGTGTACAGTGATTTGATGAAGCTTGTCATGTTTGCATTGGTAGTCATTTACAGTGAAAAGCTAGTAAGTTCTGAGTTGGCGACGAATTTGATGGACAAGTACTCCAATCACTTTCGCCCAAAATTTCAAGCCGAAATCAATGACTTGCAAGGTTATTTAGAAAGTAAAACGATTCCAGAGTCTGGATTTCTTCGTAAAGTTTCTATGGGGAAATCTTTCGATGGACGTGAGATAGGCAGTAGAATCCCAGAAAAACATATTGAACGAGCACGATTAGATTTGACGGGAAGAAGTCCACTTTTCATGAATTATTTCAGCAGTTTTTTCCCAAATTGGTTCAAAGTGGAAAATGAGAAAAAGACGCCAAAGAAGCGGAAATTGGATTTAAGTGCGCAGGCGTTTGCAATGTATGCACCCCAAGTGAATCATGCATTTTCAATGACAAATATAGTTTATGCAAAGAGTCGTCTATCGAAGATGCATGTAGATGAAGAAAGGATCGCTGTTGGACAAGCACATGGAAACAATGTAAGAATTGATTTCTTTCACATGATTTCTAGTCGACAGATGAACTCGGTGGAATATGATTTGTCAAAGAATTCGGTTTTGTCTCCCCGTGCCATCGATATTACATCCAATTATGCTGTCGTCTTAGATGAGGGACAGGTATACGGAGAAAGCAAGACATTATTATCTTTTTTAACATGGAACGAGTCTGAGCCGACAGTATCAACATTTTCTATGGACATGTTTCCAACAAACATTCAATGTTCGAAGAAAAGCATTGTATATGGAGGAGACAAATTTGTCGCGTACTCACCTGTTGAACGGTTTGATCCAGATATAATAGTTCTCCATGAAAATG